ACTGTTTACGTTCTGCGACGAACCCAATCACATCAAGGCCGAATTTCTCCGAGGTAAGACTGTTCTGATCGACTTTATCGATGTCGACGATACACCCGAACTCAGAGAAACCGTCCGTCGTTGGATGCTCGAAATTCCCAAATCCCTACCCGCCGCCGTTGTCGTCTCGGTGATGTTCAAAAACAAACAACTGATTGCATGGAAATTTGACTATGAATCCAAAAAATACAAGCGTTTCGCCTGAGCTTGATGGCTATTGGGGCGATCCGACGGGCGGAGCCGAGATAGAAACATCGCTCGCAGACTACGAGAGCAGGGCGTGCAAGACACCTGAGTTTTTCATCAACAAAGATGTTCTCGAGTTCAAAAACGATTTTCAGAACTATTTGGAAGAAAAGAAGACTCATGTCTCCAAGTTCACGCTTCCCTTTACTCAAACGAATGAAGGCTGTGTCGGGCGTCCGATAGATTTTGAATTTCGTCCGGGAGAACTGACGGTCTTGGCCGGTGAAAACGGTTCCGGGAAATCTCTTCTGCTTGGGCAGATCGGACTTCACCTCATTTCATGCGGAGCTTCTCTGTACATCGCTTCTTTTGAGATGGCGCCGGTTAGAACGATTGAACGCATGCTCATGCAGACAGTTTGCAGTCAGAACAAGCGAAAAATTGAAGCGCCGGATGTCGATCTGTTTTTTCGACAATTTGCCTCAAAAATGCGAATTTGCGACTTGCAGCGGAAAGTCACGCCTAATGAACTGCTGCGCCTGCTGGATTCCGCTGTCCATGACTACCAATCGAACATTCTCTTTGTCGATTCTCTGATGATGTGCGTCAGAGACGATATGGACAAGAAGGAAACCGACTACGTTATGGGGAAGCTGGTCGAGTTTGCAAAGGTCAACAACGTCCACATCGTGGTAGTTGCCCATTGCCGAAAGCGTGGAGACGGCGGTTCAAAAACCTATTCAGTGTTTGATTCTGCGACGAAAGAATCCATTAAGGGAAGCTCCAATATCACCAACATTGCATTCAACGTTTTTGTGTTGGCCCGCGATTACAGCAAGGTTCAAAAGAAGGCTGAAGGAAAAGATGTCGATGACACAAAACCCGATTTTGTCTTGAACCTATGCAAGCAGAGAAACGGTGCTTGGGAAGGGTTCATCAAGCTTTGGAGGGACAACGCCAGTCTGAATTTCTGCACATCGTGGACGCGTGTTCCGGTGAGGCCGTGGCTGGATTTAACGAAGTCAGAGCCGGCGCCTGAACCCTACTTTTAGGAGGTCTTATGTCTGAGAGGGCATGGCAGTTGCTGATGATCATGCTGGCGCCGGTGGTGTTCGTGAATGTGGTTCTGTTCGGGTTGCTGGTGAGAGCCGTATTTGAACTAAGACGGGAAGGTAAAGATGAGCTTTGACGACCTTGCGTTTTTATCTCTGTGCTTCACATGGGCTTTGATATTAATTTTAGTTGCGTTGATAACTAAGGATTGATGTATATGGTCGGATGTTGTCTTTACTGCGCTCACGCCGCTTCGTACTGGATTGACGGTGCCGGTAATAAACGCGTTCCGCCGGTTAAATCATTCGGAGACATGAATATCTTCTGCCATCACCCGG